CTTGAACGAGCTTCGCGAGAGTTCCAGCGTCGACGTCGAGCACCGGGATTTGCCCATAGCCTTCGCTGTCGATCGGCGTGTCAAATACGTCAACGGGACCGAGAATGTAGTGCCCAATCGGCATCCAGCAATCGTATCCCCACGGCGGCAGAGCCCCGTCGGTTCCGTGATTGCCCCAAGCGTCGAATCCCGCCTCGAAATACTCCCATAGTGACCCGTCGCGCGTGAAAACCTTCAGCGTGTTTTGGCTACGGGGCGCTACGAGGTGGATCACTACTTCTTCTTGCGGCTCTTTTTCATGCCGGCCATCTTACCACCCATGGCCTTTTTCATCGCAGGCTGCGACTTGCGTGCGCCGGGAGCTTTGGTCGCTCCAAACGGCATCTTCTTCGATCCGCCCTTCTTGCGCGACGTCTTCTTCATGCCGCCCTTTTTCATGCCGCCCTTGCGACCGCCGAACTTGACGCCACGCGCGGCCTTTCCGCCGGAAGGCTTGTGCGCTTTGGGCATCGAGGGCTTCTTGGTTTTCTTAGTTGCAGCCACTTTTGAACTCCTTGTCGCAAACACTTACGGGATACGGGTGCACGTGATAGCTATGTCGCCGGTCGCCGAGGTTGCCGTTGCGACGACGCGGACCGCGACCCACGGTTCGGGCGAGAACGCCGTGACTCCGAACGCCACGATCGGGTTCGTCCAAGTTGGAGTTGTCTCGCTTTGCGGAAGCGCGATCTTGACCCACGACGTATCGGGAAGCGTGAAGCCTGGCGGGATTGCTGCCGGATCGACGTTCGGACTTTGATTCATCAGATAAGCGCGATAGTCGTGCGTTCCGTAGCACGCGACGCTCCAGCCGGACATAGTGGCGGTCGCGCCTTGAGCTAAGATTTGGAAGCTCGTCTTGGAGAAGAAAGCCGCTTCCCAAAGTAGCGGTCCGTAAAGAACGGCGGAGTCATAGACCTCCGAAGTCGCCGCAGCGCACTTCAGTAGAACCTTGACCGCGTAGTTTAGTCCGGCTCCGCTACCTGGCATGGGATAAGCCCATCACCAAGTAAGGCAAGGAATCGGGCGAGTTGGGTTCCCGATATACTTGTCGAGGACTTGAATGAGTAGCGTGACGACCAGGCCCGTAATGTCGCCGGTGCTTGCGGTCGTAACCGCGCGCAGCGACAGGATCGTTCCGGGGCAGTAAACCGTATCCCATTCGGTCGTCGGGAAAACTTGCGCACCGCCGGCGGTCGTACCCGCGGACGGGCTCGTGAAAAACACGGGTCCGATGCCAATGTCGGTTCCGAAGAGGCAGGTTCCGGGTGCGGCGTACTGCGCCGGATAACCGGCCCAACCCGAGTTGTCGCCAGGTCCGGTCGTCTGCGCGATGCCCGGCGTATAGGTTACGCCGTAGCCTTTGCCGGCGCCGAGGGGTGAACCGTTCGCCATCGCGGCGTTCGGATAGCCGGTTCCCGCGATGATCGCCGGGTTGTAATCGCCGGCCGATTCGACCACGATGTTGAGCGTCTCGGTTCCGTTGAAAAGATCGGCGGTCGCAAAGCCGATCGCGACCTTTGGAATCTTGCAATACTGCGGCAGGATGATCGATCCGGATACCGCGGAGCCAGTAAGACCGGCACCAAGCACGCCGTCGACCACCATCGGGACGGTCGCAAGCTGGCCGAAGCCCCATGCCTTTACCGCACCGTGCGCTTTCGCGTTGATGTACGCGCCGATGTTACCCGGGGCGTTTTGGTACGGGTTCTGCGGACCGGCGGGCGTGCCGCCTTGGCCCGTGTTGGCGGGTCCGGTCGGCGGAATGTTGACTACTGGAAGCGTCAAGACGCCCTCCTAGACCGAATACGGGCCGGCGCCGGCGCTTGCGTTGATACCGCGCCAGTCGCGCGCCATCCACAGCGCTCGGAATCGGATCGCGATGTTCCACGAAAGCGTTGCCGGTTCGAACCAGGCCCGCATGTGATTGCGGAACTGGAAGCTCGCGATGAGCGACTGGCCGCTCTTAGGATCGACGCCCTGCGGCGCCGCCGAGAGATACCAGGCATACGGGTTCGTGAGGTACTGATCCGCGACGACTTCCTGGATGCCGTACTGGACGTTCGTCCGATTGTCCGACGTCATCGGAGCGCTTACCGATCCGACGATTTCCTTGAGCACCTTCTCGATGAAGGGGTGCCCAACGACGTAGACCGGGATGCGGTTGGACGGCAGGCCGCGATCGGAGCGCAGCAAGCTCATGTTGAGCAGCGCGTCTTGGATCGCTTCGGCCGTCGGCGCGACGTTGCCGATGAGGTTCGAGTAGGTCTGATTGATCGCCGAGACCGGACCGTTCGGCCCTGGAACCGGCGCGAGCAAATGGTTTGCCGAGAAGAGCGGCTGGCCGTCGTACAGTGGAAACGACGGATCGAACCCAAAGTTGATGACGGAGTGGATGTAGGTGTCTTCCGTGACCCGCTCCGAGTCGACGAGCATCGGCGCGGCCTTGCCCATCATGTCGTACGGATCTTCGTACTGCGCTTCGTGCGAAATCGACGTCATTAACGCGAACGTCTGGAACTCGCCGTGCGACGGCACGAGCTCGATCGGCACGTCGTAGGCCGGAACTTCGCCTTCTGCCTTCGGTTGGAGTAGACCGATCTCGGCGAACTGACCGTACTCTACGAAAGATTGGTTGACCGGGGGCTCTGCCATCGCGAAGAGCTTAGGCCAAAACGGCGGCTCCTCGAGCGATCGGTTCGAGACGATCTGAGCGATCCGGTGGGCTTGGGCAACCTTTGAGGATTTAGTTTGCCACTGGCCAGTTCCGTAGTTTCCGCCCGCCATTTTATGCTAACCCCGCTATGAAGATGCCCGTGACAGGCTGGTAGACGTTACCGGGCTGCACCCCGCTTGGATTGTACGGACCTGCCAAACCTCCGTAGGGACGCTGGATCGAAAAGATGCCGTTGCTCTGCGTCGTGTCCAGATAGAAGACGCCGTAGGTCGTCGAGTAGACGATTCCGGCCGTGCCTGTCTGATACGCCCAGGGCTGCAAGAGCGAGATCGTGACCGGGACGTTTTGCAGTTTGACCACCGCGGCCATGTACTGCTCGAGCAACGCCTGGTTGCCCGAAAGTGATTGGTCGACGCCGAAGAGCGCGCGCCAGTTGTACCCGGCGGCGAGAATGTCTCCCTCACGCTGCGCGTAACCGCTGCCGGCATCGTTGGCCGCGTAGCCGACGATTCCCGAAGACGGGTCGTTCGCGGACCGGTTGACTCCAGTGTTGTTTGTGAGCGGATAGGCCGGAATCGTTGCGGCCGAACCGAGCGCCGTCGTCGCGACCTGGAGCCACTGCTGGCCCGGAAGCGTTCCGACGTAGAGCGCAAAGTGTGTTGCCGCGGCCGGATAGTTGCCGTCGGCCAGGACTTCGACCGTTGCGTTGTATCCCGCCGGGTTGACGATCGGGCCGATCTCGTAGGGCAGCGACTCGATCACGCCCACGCCGCCGGTTCCGATTAAGGTGTACCAGGCGTAGAGCGTATGCGCCGAGTTGGCGGCGCTTGCCGAACCGGCTTGCACGACCGTCGGCGCCGAGGTCGGCTGAAAAGTTGCGAGTGAGCCCGCGGGCGTCGGGTAGGTTATCGTGCCGGTCGTGTAAACCTGAAGAAAATCGCCGGCGCTAAAGATAGCTCCGGGTTGCTCCGGGTAAATCGTGTACGGCTGATACTCGCCACCCTGTACGAGTCCAAGCGCGGGGCGGATAGGATTCAACGTAATTCCCATTGGAACCAAATAAAGCATCTAGCGAGCAGCGGTCGAGAGCCTCGCGTAGCGCGGTAGGGGTAAAAAAGAAAAAGCCCGGCCTTTTTTAAGCCGAGCTTTTCCCCTCACGGTAAACGGGTGTGTCTATCGGCCGCCTTTCGCCGCGTCCGCAAACGGCGCCCCTGGTCCGATCGGATTTCTAATCTCCTGAGCGACGGTTTGATTGTCGCCCTCCTCGACACCGAGCGACGACCCGTGAACGCGCATTCCGCGGTTGCGCGCCGCGAAGTCTTCGGCGTCCTGTTTGAACCCTGGCTCGAGACTTTGAAGCCGAGAAAACGCCTCGTCGACCGCGGCGTCGTACCATTCATACGCCCAACGCGGCGCGACTTCGAAGAGCGCCATATCGCCGACCGCGACGAGGCCGACGATCTGCGGTTCCTTCGTGTCCGGATCGTTGCCGCCGGAACCGGAGTATTCGTAACACCACATGCGAAGTTCGGATGCCTCGTCAACTTCGCTCATTTCCACCGGGCGCAAGCAGCCGCGGCCGACGAGCGCTTCGGTTGAATGCTTTGGATCTTCGCGCGGCCGCCAAACGTACTTGCAGCGCTCGTCCGGATGAAGCAAGAGCTCTTCGGGCCGGTTCATTACGAAGGTCTGGACCTGCACCGAGTGCTTGAAGCCGCGCCACGGGCGGCCGTCGATGACGACACCGGCCGGCAGCACAACGCCGCTGCCTTCTTTGAGTAGCTTTCGCCCGGCGTAGCGTTGATACGTCCGATAATTGGCGTCGTTCAGACGCATATCCGGCCGTTCGATCGGCCGGCGCGCGTTTTGATTAAACTCTGTCGTCATCTATTATCCTCCGAATCCGACGGCTTCGCCAAAGCGGACCGATTCGCGCGTGAGCGCTCGCACCGTCGGGTTGCCGGTCATGCTGTGTTCGATCTCCCAAACCTGCCGGCGGAAGCGCTTTTCACCTTCTTCTCCTGAGAAGAGGCGCGGGGACGCTGCACGGAGGTCTTTTTTCTGCTGATCGGTCATCTTGATTACGACGCGCCCAACGCCGGGTGCGCCAGGTCGCGCGCCTGCGCCGCGAGCAACGCCGGGAGACGGGGCCGCTTTCGTGACCGCCTTGCGAGAGTACGCGCGGCCCGTCGCGCGCTCCCACTGTTCGTCGAACCACGCCGTGCGATCGGCTTGGTTCATACTCGCGAGCTCGGCCACGTTGTACCCGGCGAGAATCTCTTTGAAATACGGCTTGATCGCCTTTGCGTATTTCTCTTTTGGATCGTCGAGCCGATCCTCGAGGTAATCATTGACGAAAACTCGGCC